TACATAGACATTTTGATGTTGATTCAGTAGACATGTCTTCTGGAGAATGGTTAATTTTAGCTAGAACCAAACACATGTTAAAAGAAGTAGAAGATACTCTATATCGTAAAGGTTTATACTATGAGACTAAAAATAAAAGAAATTATGAGAAAGATTTACAAGAAGCAGCTACAGATTGGGAGCATTTAAGACAAGGACAATTATTATCTTATAAACAGATTGAAAAAATTTCTAAATATATAGGACCAGATAATTGGGAAAAAGAAAAAATAAAAGGTATGACTAAAGGTTCTTTTTTTGGAATAGATCAACTTACAAAAGATTATGGATTAAAAACTAATAAAGTTTGGTATGAATCGTTAAACGATGCAGGAACAAGAAGAGTAGAATATTTAAGAAAGATGAGAGCAAATGGGGAATCTTTAAACAAAAAACCAAGAATAGAATTATCAACTATACATGCAGCTAAAGGTGGTGAATCACAAAATGTAGTTCTTTTAACCGATCTTACAAAGACAACTATGGATACTTATGAAAAAAATCCTGATGATGAAAATAGATTGTTTTATGTGGGTGCAACTCGAACAAAAGAAAATCTACATATTATAGAACCAAAACAATACAATAAAGGATTTATACTATGAGTGGTGTTTACAAAAAACAAATTGGAGGATCTCATTATCAATCTATGGTTATTCAACCATCAGAATTTATTAACAAAAATAACTTGCCTTTCGCTGAAGGGAACGCTATAAAATATTTGTGCAGACACAAACAGAAAGGTCAAAAGAAAGATTTAGAAAAAGCAATTCATTATTGTCAGATGGCAATAGACAGAGATTATCCTGATGTATAAACCTTTACCTCATGGATTGTTTATTGAAGAGTCCAGCATTAATGGACAAGGACTTTACACAAATGTAAAACTTGCCAAGGGCACTAACCTTGGAATGTCTCATATTGAATTAGGTAAACTTATTTTAAGAACTCCACTAGGCGGATTTATCAACCATTCGGATAAACCTAACTGTATTAAAGTTGAATCTGTGACTAGACAGCGAGTAAATCCCTTATATGACCACGACTTCACGAAGTGGGATCTCTTTACTATTAAAGACATTCAAGAAGGAGAGGAACTGACTATGCAATATACCTTTTATAAAATATGATACAACGACCACTTTTCACGCCACAAACTGAATGGTTACCACCAGAAGAATTCCCAGATCTATCTAAATATAATGAAATTTCAATAGATTTAGAGACCAAAGATCCAAATTTAAATATTAGAATGGGATCTGGTTCAGTGGTTGGTGTAGGAGACGTAGTAGGAATCTCTTTAGCTGTCACAAATTGGTCTGGTTACTATCCAATTGCACATGAGGGTGGTGGTAACATGGATCGTAAAAAAGTCTTGAAATGGTTCCAAGATGTATTATCTACACCAGCAACAAAAATTTTCCACAACGCCATGTATGACGTTTGTTGGATTAGGGCCCTAGGTTTAAGTATTAACGGTAAAATAGTCGACACAATGATAGCCTCGGCTTTGGTTGATGAAAATCAAATGCGTTAGGAAAAAATGAAACAGATTTATATGCGGCCGCACGTGATTGGGGGGTTGACGCCAAGGCGGAAATGTATAAACTACCTGCCATTTATGTCGGCGCATATGCAGAAAAGGACGCTGAAATAACTTTAGAACTTTGGCAAGAACTTAAGAAAGAAATATTACACCAAGATTTAAATTCTATTTTCGAATTAGAGACAGAACTTTTTCCCTGTTTAGTTGATATGCGTTTTTTAGGAGTTCGTGTAGACGTAGAACAAGCTCAAAAATTAAAAGAAGAATTACATAAAGAAGAAAAAGAATGCTTATTACAAGTAAAAAAAGAAACGGGAGTAGATACTCAAATATGGGCGGCAAGGAGTATTGCGCAAGTTTTTGAAAAACTTCGCCTACCATTTGACCGAACCGAAAAAACAAATTCTCCATCATTTACTAAAAACTTTTTACAGAATCACCCCCACCCACTAGTGAAACGAATAGCCCGAGCCAGAGAAATAAATAAGGCCCATACCACATTTATTGATACCATACTGAAACATTCTTACAAGGGTAGAATACATGCTGAAATTAACCAGTTAAGAGGAGATAATGGAGGAACAGTAACTGGAAGATTTTCGTATTCAAACCCAAATTTACAGCAGATTCCAGCTAGGAACAAGGAACTTGGACCAGCTATTAGGTCATTATTTATACCCGAGGAGGGTCATACATGGGGTTGTTTTGACTATTCTCAGCAAGAGCCTAGGCTGGTAGTACATTATGCAACTTTACAGAATCTCTATGGAGTGGACGAAGTATTGGAAACCTATAAGAAAGGAGATGCCGACTTTCATGACATCGTCGCTAACATGGCAGAGATACCTAGATATCAGGCCAAGACAATTAATCTTGGTCTGTTCTACGGTATGGGAAAAAATAAATTACAAGCTGAATTAGGGGTCTCTAAAGAAAAAGCGGATGATCTTTTTAAACAGTATCACAATAAAGTCCCATTCGTAAAACAATTGATGGATAATGTTATGCAACGTGCTCAGGATCGTGGTCGAATTAGAACTTTACTGGGTCGACTTTGTCGCTTCCATTTATGGGAACCGAATCAATTCGGGATTCATAAAGCATTGCCTCATGATGCAGCGCTCACGGAACACGGACCAGGGATCAAGAGAGCATACACCTACAAAGCTTTAAATAAATTAATACAAGGATCAGCTGCAGATATGACAAAGAAAGCAATGTTAGAATTATATAAAGAAGGAATTATACCACATGTACAAGTACATGATGAATTAGA